GAGGTAGTTCTTGTAGTTCGGGTCCGGGCTGTTCTTGGTCACCGGCCTGCCGGTCTTGGTCTCGGGCTGCACCGCGTAGATGTGGCCCTCGCCCTCCTGGCCCGCGTAGATGCCCATGTCGCCCAGGAGGCTGTGGTCGCCATAGTGGAGGTGCTTGTCCTGCCACCCGCGCGCCAGGCGCTGCTCGTAGCCCTCCCGGCCGTACTTGGCCACGTTCGCGCCCTCGACCGTGAGCACGTCGCCCGGGTTGAACTTGGTCTTCGTGCCGTGGATGAACTGGCCCGGGGATAAGTGATCACTCGCGGCCACTGTCGGCCCCCGTCATGAAGTTCAGGTACTCGCCCATCGAGCTGAAGTCCGTGCCCCCGGCCTGGCGCGTCCGGTGGCGCTGGACGGCAGCCGTGCGGATCTGGCGGTTGACGTCGCCCTTGCGGTACTCCGGGGCCGCGTTGCGCAGCCGCGTGTTCGCAGCCCGGAGTCCGTCACGATCCAGAGGGGACTGGTGCAGGAGGTCCCATTCGTGGTCGTCCGCTACGCTCGGGCGGCGCTCGTTGTAGAACTCCACGACGACTCCTAGTGGTGCCACTCCGCAGCGTTGTGCGCGAACTCGGCCTTCTTGTCCATGGCCTTGCTGTAGTTGCCCGGGTCGGCCAGGATGTGGGACGCGAACGCCTGGACACCCTCGTGGTGCCTCAGCGCGGCATCGGTGAAGGTCCCGCGCCGAGACTCCTTGATGTGGATCGGGTCCTGCGCAGCCATGGACTAGTCCAGAACCTGGGCCGGGTTGCGCCGCTCGTAACGGCCACCCGAGCGGTCCACCTGGATGTAGTTGCACTCGGCCTCGTTACCGGAGCCCCCGGCGAACGCACCCAGGTAGGTCGGGGCCTCGACCCACGCCGCGCTGCCCACGTGGACGCGCTCGCGCATGGTCTCTTCGGGGTACTTCTCGTAGACGTTGGCGTTGTGCCCACGGGGGCCGGTGGCGTAGCCCTGCCGCATGCCGTTGACGAACTCGTACGGGATGTCGGTGTCGGTGGCCAGGCCCTCTTCGAACCGCAGCGGCCCGCGCCCGCCGGGCGCATCCGGGGCCATCTTGCGCTCGTAGACCGAGGACTGCACAGACGGAGGTAACGCCGTTGGAGCCAGCGGGCTCCGGTTCTGCATGTCAGCCATGTCACTTCTCCTGAGTAGGAACTTCTCTATTGTACGAGGAGCGAGCCTCATGATGGTGACGGTTGCACCACGGGGTGCCGTCCACGGTGTGCCGGGCGATCCGCAAGCAGCGGCGGTCGTGGCAGTTGTGGTGGCGGTAGAACACGTACGGGAGCAGCAGCGAGCTGAGCCTGAACTGCGTTCCGACGCCGGACCAGAAGTCGTACCAGGGTGATTGCTGCGTGTCGATCCCGAGGATGTGCAGGATGAAATGGCCCACTGCGCTCCCCCGGTTAGCCCGTGCCCGCAACCGTGTAGGTCGGGGTTCCGGCCGAGATCAGCTTGACCGTGGTGCCCGGGTTGGCCATCTGACCGGCCAGCGACTCCATCGGGGTCACAGTCCCGGGGCTCGCCGGGCTGTCCGCCGTGTTGCCGCCGCCGAACTGGTTCGCGCCATCCGGAATCACCCGCGAGGACGGGAACCAGAGGGGCAGGCCGTTCGCGAGAACCGCCGAGGCACCTGCCGCGATGGCAACGCCGGAACCGGCCCCAGAGGCGGCCGGGGTCGAGCCGTCCGCCGTCGCGTTGATCGTGCCGGTTCCGGTGTTCTCCACCAGGACGTACCCGTACCGGTCAGCGAACGTCACGGTGTCTACCGTGCTCGCCACCAGCGTGTTGGAGTACGTGGAGACACCGGCAGAGACGCTTGCGCCTGCCATGATTGCCTCCTGTTAGACGGACCAGGTCCAGGTCGGGGCCACGGAGTAGGTGATGCCGATGACGCCGCCCGGGGGCACGGTGTAGGTCCCGTCAGCGGTGCCGACCTGGGTGGCCTGTGCGTAGGTCTGGTTAGCGGAGCCGACCTTCACGACGGTCAGCGTGCCGGATGCGACCACGACGGTGGCGACCAGGTTGGTCGGGTTCGCCGCCACAACGCCGGACGCGGGGACCGCAGGAGCGTTCACGGTAGCGCCGCCGATGTTCGCCGGGAGCGTGCGGCCACCAGGACCGGTCGCGTCGGCGTAGCCCGGGTTGGCCAGGATCGACGTGCTGTACGAGCCGCTGTTCTCGCCGCCGACGTTCTCGGCACCCGGAGGGTTGGGGAAGCCAGCGCCGGTCTGACCGGGGCCGTACACGGTTCCGGTGTTGCCCGCCTGACCGTAGCCAGGGGCATCCGGGCCAGCTTCCCCGGCAGAGCCGTTGCCCTGGACGTCCCAGCCGGGAACGAGGTTCATGTCCGGCGTGGGCTGAGCGAAGATTGCCATGGGTGCTACCTCACTGGCTACGTGGAGTCTGTCCGTTCCATGATAGCTGTTCTAGCTCCCGTGTTGTGCACTAGAAGAGGAACGCCGGGAAGAGGCTGGGGATCAGCGGCGTGCCTGCCGGGCCGATGTACCCCGACGTTGACATCCCGAGATCGTCCATCCAGAACGTGTAGCTGGCCTCGGATGACGGGTTGCCGATGTCTACCCGGTTGATCGTGCCTCCCGTGTTCACGGTGGCCGTGCTCGTGACCGTCTCGTCGGGGGCAACCTCGTCCATCGAGCTGGTGAACATCTTGCATTCGATCTGGCCGACTGACGGGTCACCGATGAAGAAGCCTTCGAGGCGGAACCACTGATTAAGCGGCACAACCGACGTCGAGAACTTGACGCCGCCGCCTGTGGCGTTGAGCAGCGCGACGTGACCTGTCGAGTCGAGGGCGACGTCGGCGCGCGTCGTCGTGCCGCTGCGCACGCCGACTATCCGTAGCTGATGCGTGCTGTAGGCGGTCAGGTAGAGATAGATGCGGAACCACGCCTGGGTCACGGGAACTGCGGGCGCGGTGAGCGAGTTCGTCCACTCAATGATGGAGTTCGCGGAGCTGCTGCCGACGAGCACCTTGTACGACTGGCTGCCGTGCGCGGCGCGGGTGTTGTCGAACGTCAGCCCCGCGCCGGTCCCGATGTTGACTGCGTCGAACCGGCTGCCCGCCAACCCGCCAGAGTTGGTGATCGAGACCGTGGTGCCGCTGCTGACGCCCTCGGCACTGTTCGTGAGGAGCACGCCGGGCGGGCCGCCCACCGGGCCGATATAGCCGATGGGTGACGCGGCGAGATCGTCCATCCAGAACGGGCCACTGTTGGCCGAAGAGTTGTTCTGGCCGAACCAGTATTGAGTAAGCGCGCCGGTCGTGTTAAGTCCGGTGAAAGTGTGCGTCTCGACTGCGTCGGTCGAGTCCATCGACGTGTAGAGGCTGGCGCTGACCGCCCCGGCCGAGGCGTCACCAGTGATGAAGCCCTCGATCCGGACCCACTGATTAAGCGGTACGGGGGTAGTGAAAGCCCCGGCACCGTTGAACGCTGGCGAGTAAGACAGCGAGAGCGTCGTGCCATTGATCAGCACCGATGCGGCGTGTGACGCGCCGGATCGTGCCACGAAAGGCCGGAATGCTGAGGGGGTGGCCGCCGTGGTGAGGTACACGTACATCCGGAAATAGACAGTTGTCAGGGTGCCGAACGACGCGTTCCACTCGGCTAAGGCCGTCGTTACGGTCGCCCCGGTGGAGACCTTGTACGAGAGGCCGCCGTGCGCCGCAAAAGTGTTGTCATACGTGAGGCTGGCTGCCCCGCCGATAGAGATGTTGTCCCAGGGGTTGCCTGACGCGCCGCCGCTATTGCCCGGGGTGACCGTGGTGCCGCTGGTCCCGCCCTCGGCGTTGTTGCTGAGCGCCACGGTGCCGGTCGCGGCCAGGGAGGGCTTCGGCATGGCGATCGAGCCGGTGCCGATGATCGCCCCGGCGGGCGTTTGGCTGCCGGTCCCGGCCACGGAGGGCTTGGGCAGGGAGACCGCGCCAGCTCCGCTTATCGTCTCTGTGCCACTCGCCGCGACCTTCGGCTTCGGCAGGGCCACGGAGCCGGTACCGGAGATCGTCTCTGTGCCACTCCCGGCCACACTGGGCTTCGGCAGGGCGACCGAGCCGGTACCGGAGATCGTTTCAGTACCGGTAGCCGCCAGGGAGGGCTTGGGGAGGGCTACAGAGCCAGCACCGCTGATCGTTTCAGTACCTGCCGCCACCAGGCGGGGCTTTGGCAGCGCTACGGAACCCGTCCCGGCGATCGTCTCTGCGCCGCTTGCCGCCAGGCTGGGCTTTGGAAGTGCTACGGAGCCGGTGCCGCTTATCGTCTCCGTGCCACTGCCAGCCAGGGAGGGCTTCGGCAGGGCGACCGAGCCGGTGCCGCTTATCGTTTGGGTGCCGCTTGCCGCCACGCTGGGCTTGGGGAGGGTAACCGAGCCGGTGCCGCTTATCGTTTCGGTTCCGGTTGCCGCCACGCTGGGCTTGGGCAGCGCTACGGAGCCGGTACCTGTGACGGGCGTGCCTGCCGTGACCGGCCCCAGCCACCCGGTAGCCGAGAGCCCGATGTCATCGTGGTAGGGCGAAGCCCAGGTCTGCACGGTGGCGGCTTGCGCACCGAACGCCACGAGATCCACTGCGTCGGTAGTGGATATGGTGACCGGCCCGAGGGTCTCGTCCGGGGTGGTGCCCTCGACGTTGCTGCCGTAGAAGCAGCGCAGCGTGATGGTGTAGGTGGACCCGTTGTACGAGCATGAGGATTCCCACCGGGCGGGCGTGTTCAAGGCGACAGCGGTGGTGGCTGTGGCCGGGTTGGAGCCCACTATCCGGTTGCGGATAACGAGTTTCCCGGCGGTGGTCAGGCCGACCGCCCACACGTCCTGTGGGGCCACATCGTCCTGGGCCTTCATGAGGAAGACCAGGGCTGGCGGCAGCGACGTGATCGTGAAGTAGTCGCGGGCGTACCAGGGGATGCTGCTGGAGTTGAACCCCGGGAACGCCTGCTTCCATTCGATCGTCGTCGTGCTGTTGCCCGACAGCGGGGTGTACGCGCCCAGGCTGCCGTGGATCGCCCCGGCCGAGGAGAAGACCGGCAGCGTGGCCGAGCCGCCGAGGCTGTCGAACGCGGTACCGGACGTGCCACCCGAGTTGGTGGTGCTGATCGCGGTCCCGTCCGTGCCGCCCTCGAAGCTGTTGGTGACGACGGCCGATGCCGGGGTGGTCGCGGTCCAGATCTGCTGGCCGTCAGTGTTGTCAACTTGCTTCGTCCAGGTCAGCGAAGTCGAGTCGGTGACCGTCCACGCACTGGGGAAGGACGCGCCCGTGACCATAGCTACCAGGACCGCGCGGGGAGGCGGGGTGAATGAGGCTGTGGTCAGCGCCGCGCTGCCGGTGGATGTGCTGACCGCCGCTGGGGAGGAGGCGTCGATGAGCGGGGTGCTGCCCCCGGACGCGGGGACTTCATAGACGGCCTGGAGACACGCGGTGGGGCCGTCTCCTGTGGTCACCCCGGCTGTTAACGCTGTCCCGGCAGTGACCGTGCCGCTGTAATACCCCGAGCCCTGCCCCTGCCCTCCGGTAATGGCAAGGTTATCCAGGAGTGTGTTACTCGCTGCGGCGCTCATAGGCGTCGAGCTGAACCGGTCGTTAACAGACCAGACGACTAAGCTGTTGGAGAAGTTCGGGGTAATGGACTGCGCACCCGGGCCGGGCGCTACCTTGGCCGTCTGCCCGCCAGCAGCCGTCGCGCCAGTCAGCACCAGGACGCGCAGCAGCGCGCCACTAGCGCCAGTTGGCGTGGCCGTGACGGTGAGAGAAGTCAAGACTGGCCCTCCCTGCTGGAGCTGCGGGAGAGTTACTCGGCCTGGGTGATGGCGAAGCTGGTGACCGCAACGGTCGCGCCCGTGACGATGCTGACGGTGTTCAGGTTCAGGTCCGCGCCGCTCGCCCCGACCGAGCCGTCCATGACCACGGTCGTCCCGTCCGACTTGTAGGCCCGGAACCAGGTCGCGGTGCCGGTCGCGGCAGCGGTGCCCGAGGTGATCGCGTTCGCGGTAGCAGTCACGACCTTGGACGGCGCAGTGCCGGAAGCGACGGGCGTGGCGAACGCGGTGGCGTTGAGCGTGAGCGTGGCCAGGAGCACCTGAGCGCCGATCGCGGTGTTGGCGTCGGTCGGCTGGGTGCCGCTGAAGATCTCTAACTTGCCCGAGTTCAGCAGCGCGATCTGCGCGGTGAGCCCGGCGATGACGGTGGCGTCCGCGAAGAAGGGGTTGTTAGCCATGATTCAGTTCCGTTCGATCAGGAGTAGCCGTGGACGAGTCCGACCACGTCCCAGTTGCCGGACGTGGCGTTGAAGATCAGGGCGAGGTAATCCCGCGTGTTCGCGGTCGTGGTGAGCGTGACGGTGGTGATGTCCGTGCCGAGCCCGAAACCTGTGCCCAGGGTGAGAGTCCGGCCGCCCGTGGCGTCCTGGAGCAGCTCGACGGTGATCTTCTGGCCGTCCAGCCCGCCAGTCGGCGCGTTGAGCGTGACGTTGCCGGTGAGCGTGCACCGGAAGTGGTTGCCCGCCGTGGCGACGGGCGTGATGGTCGCGGCGTAGGTGATAGTCACGACGCCAGCGGCGACCGACTCGGAGCTGCGGAACGTCCCCGTCGTGGAAACGTTCCCAGTGAACGACGCCCCGGCGAGCGGGGCGAGTGCAGCCTCAGCCGCCTCTGCGCGGGTGGTCTCGGTGCCGACCGCGCTGGTGGCGAACGCCTGGGCAGCCGTCTGGGCCGCTGCGGCGGACCCAGCCGAGTCGAACGCTGAGGTGTCCTGGGTCGCGGCGGTACCGAGACCGAGGTTCGTCCTGGCGGCCGACTGCGAGGCCCCGCCGGTACCGCCGTTGGCCACGCTGACCGGGGTGGACAGCGAGAGCACGTTGCCCGACTTGGCCAGGCCGGTCCCGGCGGTGATCTCGCCCGCGCCCGAGAACTGGGTCCACGCCATGGCGGTCGTGCCGTAGGTGAATGCCACCGAGGAGCTGGGGGCGCTGACCACGAAGCCAGCCGAGGCGCTGGTGTTGCCCGCCTCCACGAAGGTGAAGGCACCGGCTGGCGCGTTGGTGCCCGTCATGTCCGCGACCCGCGAGACCGCGAGGTTGGTCGTGTTGCTGGTCACGGAGTAGATGCCGTTGCTGGGCTGGGTCGAGTTCGCGGACCCGGCCCCGGTGGCGGCAGGAGCGTCCTTGATCAGGATGCGGTTGCCCACGGCGGGCGTGATGCCGTCGATGAGCGTGCCGGTGATCTGGGTGACGCTACCTGCGGTGATGGTGAAGGTCTCAGTGCCGGTCGTGGCCAGGCGCACCGCAGGCTTGACCGACAGGCCCTGGGCGATGGCGTCGGCGTAAGCCTTGGTGACCGCGTCGGTGGAGCTGGACGGCGTCGGGACGGTGACGTGCCCGGTGAAGGTCGGGCTGGCCAGCGGGGCGAGCAGGGCCAGGGCAGCCGATAAGCCCGAGATCTGGGACTGGGTCAGCCCGGTCAGGCTCGCGCCGCTGCCGGTCGGGGCCAGGTAGTCCGTCCCGGCCGCAGCCGAGCTGAAGCCGCCCGAGCCGTTGCCCTTGAGGATGGCACTGCCCGACGTGGCCGGGGCGTAGTCGGTGCTGCTGACGGCCGGGGCGAAGCCCCCGGAACCGTCGCCCTTCAGGATGGAGCTGCCGGACGTCGGGACCGCGTAGTCGGTGCCCGCGACGGCCGGGCTGACCACGCCGGACGCACTGGACTTGAGCAGGCCCACGCCGCCCGCGTAGTCGGTGATGGCGATGTTCGCGCCCGCCGAGACCTTCATGATCCCGGCCGAGGCCGAGTTCCCCGCCTGGGTAACGGTCCCCGTCGAAGACGCGCCCAGGTACGTCCAGCCAGACGCCGTGAACACGCCGAACTGGCCCAGGCCGGTGTCGTAGTACGGCTGCCCGTCCACCGGGTTCCCGGGTGGCGAGGCCAGGTTCTGGATCTTGGCGTTCTGTAACTCGTTCTGCGCGAGGTCGATCGGGTCCGCGAACCTAGGCATTGCAGACCACCATCCCGCTCTGCGCCGAGGTGAAGCTCACGACCAGCGAGTTGGTGCTCACGTACTGGACGTTCGCCATGATCACGTTGCCGCTGCTGTCCACCACCGCGACGGCCGGGTAGGTGTTCAGGTTGTGGTTGACAGTGACCGTGGTCTCGTCGGTGAACGCCTGGATGAACGTGCCGCCCGAAGGTGCGGTCGCAGCCGCTGTAGGCTGCGCGGAAGGCGGCGGGACCGGGATGAGCGTGTTGCCCATCGGGTTCACCGGGTCGTAGGCGAACGGGCGGACGCTGCCCGGGACGATCAGCGAGTTGATGTCCACCGGGCCGGGCGCGTCCGAGCTGGGCACCGTGATCTGGTACGTCCGGCCGCCGAGCATGTGCTCGGTCACCCAGTAGCTCAGCGGGACGCCACTGTCCGTGGTGATCGTTGAGCCGCTGACGCTCTGGTCGGTGGCGAAGACCTCGATGTTGAGCAGCCCGTACTCCAGGTACAGCGGCCCGTTGCCCCAGTTGTTGTAGGCGAAGCCGTAACGCTGGTTCATGGTGCCGGTCAGCCGCTGGGGCAGCCGGTAGTACTGGCTGCCGTCCTGGACGGTGATCCCGTCGCTCATCATCACGGTCAGGAAGCCGCTCGCGCCCGAGCCGTTGGTGTCGAAGTAGTTGCCGGTGAGCTGGACGAGCGCGAGGTTCGTCGGGAACCCCGGGCCGGTCGCATTCTGCGCGCCAGCTACGACCGTGTCCGCGCCGATGGCCTGCGCAGTCCAGCCCGGAACCCACCACGGCGCGACGAGGTTGTCGTCGGCGTTGAAGGTCCCGTTGTAGCTGGGGAAGTAGCCAGGAGTCGTCACCGGTCACCGTCGCTGACGTGGTTGGGCCAGAAGCCGTCTCCGGACGCGAAGTGGTACGCGCCGCCGAGCGCGTGGGTTGCGGCCATGATCTCCTGGGACCGCGCGAGCCCCTTCTCCATCCGGTGCTTGCCGCCCGCGTCCCCGACGACCACGGTCGGGTCGAGGTCGATCCGGCCTGCGTCCGCATCGTGGAACACGCCGAGGTAGTGGTTGCGGCCGGTTAAGCGGTTCCCGTATTCGGCCCTGGCCTGCTCCATCGCCTCACCGAACTGCTGCCGGTTGGCTGCCGGGTGGACCGACACCGGGCTCTCGTGCGGCTCGCGGACGGTCAGGGCGAACTTGTCCGGCTTGTGGAAGTCAACCGGGCTCGCGGTGCGCGGGTTGTACGTAGCGCCGCCCCACGGCTCGCGGGTGGCCTGGTAGGCGTGATCGACCATGCTGTTCCACGTGTCCGGTGCGTGGATCGCGGAGGTGTCCTGCTTGTCCGACCGCATCTGGTCCAGCCGGGCCTGCCCCCGGGCTGCCTGCGCCTGGAACTCCGCGTGGCTGACGGGCTGGCTCGATGAGTGAGCTGTCGGCAGGTTCGGCAGGTCCGACTTGTAGATCGGGGTGAACTGGCCGCCCAGGTTGTCGCTCGCTGCCACGGGTGTCCCCTTCGCTATTTGACCTTCCCTATTCTAGCTTGAACCTACAACGTAGGTCCGACAGTCAGGACGGTCTAGCGGCCGAGGTAGCGGCTCCTCGTGTGGCGCTCATAGAATGGGTTGACGGCGACCTCGACCTGGCCGCCCTCTTCCTGCTCGATCTCCTTGGTCAGGTAGCAGCCGATCGCCAGGGAGTCCGCGTAGTCGTCATGCGCGTCCCGCACCTCGGGCGCAGCCGCGAGCACGTACGGTCCCTTGAACAGGATCTCCAGGTCTTCCATCTCCTGGCGGAACCGCTTCCAGATCTTGAGGCGGCGGACCTTCGCCCCGGCGGGCCAGACGATCTGACGCCGGTCGATGAGCGACCGCAGGTACTTCCACCGGTCGGACTGCTCGCCCTGGGAGCTGCCGAAGTCCACGATGTCCACGCCCGGCATGAGGATCTTCAGCCGCTGCGCGACGACGTCCCCGACACCGCCGACGTCGATCCCGACCTTCCAGACCCGGTAGTTGCTCAGGAACTCCACGATCCGGAAGTACTGCTCCTCCCAGTCCATGCCTTCGAGGTCGAGCCAGTTCAGCACCCGGTGGTGGTACATGCCCAGCTCGTCGGGGTGGTCCCAGTCCACGAAGACGACCGTGACGATCGTCCGGTCCTGCTTCCGGGCGCAGTCGATGCCGACCACGACCGGGGACATGTTGTAGGCGGGGACCAGGGTCTGCGCCGAGAAGTCCCCGCAGTTGTCCAGCTTCTCGCTGGTGGTGAACATGCCCTTGTCGAGCAGCCACATCAGCCGGTAGGACAGCTTGAACTCGTCGGAGTCCTCGCCCATCCGCAGCATCTCGCTGTAGACGAACTTCTTGTAGTTCGGGTTCTCCTTGGCCGCCTCGCGCCAATCGACGTCGAAGTGGTTGATCCGGCTCCTGCCGCGCTTCGTCGCCTGGCGCTTGTTGATCTGGATCTGGTTGTAGAAGACGCCCTTGGTGTAGGTCGGGGTGCCCGTGAAGACCATCGTGGCGTTCGTGGCCGCGCCCATCGGGCCGACCGACTTGTTGATGACCTTCTCGTCCGCGCCCTGGCACTCGTCCACGAGGATGACGTGGTAGGTACGGCCCTCGATGGTGGCCCGGGGGTGCGCGGTGGTCTTCCGGACCAGCGAGCCGCAGTTCTTCAGCGACACTGTCCGGCCCTTGCCACCCACGGAGTCAGCGATGTCTGGGTCGCTCATGACCGACGTGGCACTGTCCGACGTGAGCCGGGCGACGATACGGCCGAATAAGTTGTCGGCCTGCTCATCGACCGGGGCGAACGCGCCGACCCAGACGCCCTCGGCGTACTTGCCCAGCAGGTCCGGGTAGACCTTGGCCAGCCGGGGCAGGATGATCATCGCCGTGGCGATGACGTTGGCCACTGTCTCGGACTTGCCGGTCTGCCGGGCGAACAGCGCGGTCAGCGTGGCCCCGTCGTTGATGACCAGGGACTCCCAGATCCTCCGGGCGAACGGGCGCTGGTACTTCCGCAGCGGGTGGCCAGACACGACGTCGGTGAGCTTCATCAGCTTGTCGAGGAGCCCGTCCACGAACGACTGCGTGAACTCGTCCAGATCGACTTCCGTAGCCTCCCGGGCTTCCCGTTCGGCATCGGTCTCGTCGGATAACTCCTCGTCCGTGACCAGGTCGGTCGTCAACGTCTGCATATCAGGCCCCGTAATCGTGTCCGTGTGTTACAAGGATACGAGAGAAGCCCGGCCCCCCTTCGCGGGGAACCGGGCTCTCGGGCCTTGCGGACTACAGGCCGTGCGCGGCCAGCGCAGCCAGGATGGCCTGCTCGACCACCTTCAGCGCCGCGTCGGATGCCGCCTTGATCTCAGGCGATGCAGCCGCGACGGCCTGACGGGCGTCTTCCTCGGCCGTGGCCAGGGCTGCGTGGACAGCCTGGGACAGGACCGAGATGTCCTTGTGGAACAGCACGACAGCGTCGGCCTCTAACTTCCGGGCCTCAGCCGCCAGTGCGGAGAACGGGCTTGCCATGGGGTCTCCTTACCTAGGTGCCCCTATTCTAGCCGCTGTGCTCCAGCTACTGTGTGCCCGGCCGAGTGGCAGTCACAAGTCCAGGTGCTGCCGGGCTTCCCGCCAGCGTTGCGGATCTCCCCCGGGCATAAGTCATGCCTGACGCCCCCCGTGGTCCGGGTGACGCAGTACGTGCAGGCTCCCTTGGCGACCGGCCACGGCAGGATCGTCTCTGCCCGGACTAAGACGCTCCGCTTCACCCGCCGTACTTCCGGTTCAGCCACTCCCCGAACATCCGGCCCACGACGGCCCCGGCCTGGATCGGGTCACGGCGCTGCACCGCGAGGTTGTACTCGGCCGACATGACGCGGCCCACCCACTGGTCGCCCACGTTGTTCCCCGGGCCACCCTGATCCTGCTGGTTCTCTTCGATCCCGAACATGTCATCTCCTCCTCAACACAGAAGGTACTACACAGTTAGTCTGGCGTCAAACCCTCGTCGCGCCGGGCCAGGTGCCGCTCCATCAGCTCGTTCACCACGATGCTGAGCTGCATCTCCGCGAACGACATCTCCATCAGGTGGGCTGCGTCGTCGGTGCGCCGGTAGAGGTCCAGGTGCCGCTGCATGCCCGGGATGGCGATCTCGGCCCAGTCCTTCAGGTCGCGGTCACCCAGCTTCGCCACGCGCTTGCGCGTCCGGGCGATCGTCTCCTCGTTGATCTGGTTCGAGGCCGTCATCCGTCAGCCCTAACATCGTCAACAACGACCATTCCCGGTCGAGGTCGTTCCCCGAGTACCGAGACACCGCCCGTCGCGCCAATGCGGAGTCCAACGGGCTTTCCTGGCCCGTGCAGCTTGTGTTCGTCATCGAAGTCGTCCAGCTCCTTCTGGGTAGGTTCGCGTACGGTCACGGCGCGGCGAAGGGCATCGGTCACGGCGTTCTCGTCGTAGATGTTGACGGTTGGCCGGGCGTACCAGCCGATGGCCAGGCCCGTCCTGAACGGCTCCAGGTGCAGGATCACGACCTTGCCGACGCGGAAGGGTTCCTCGACCTCGCGGTTCGTCGCGAAGTGGATGTCCGGGCCGAACCTGGACATGCGGACCTTGTGCCAGAAGAGCCGGTCGGCCTTCTTGAGGCCCTTGGCGTCGAGCCAGTCAGCGAAATCTCGCAGTGCTCCGGGTAAGTCTCCGAATGAGTGAGTGCGCATACAGGCGATCCTAATACAGCCGCACGTACTCCTTGGCTGAGAGCTGGTTGTTCAGGTAGCGGCCGGTGGAGTTGATGACCCTCGCGCGGATGCCGACCCACTCGGCCGGGGTCACGCCGTAGTAGTCGTAGACGGCCCCGCTAGGGCTCTCAGACGACGCGCCAGGCCGGAACTTGAGCCGCAGGATCATGTGCTCCTCGTCGTAGCCAGCGGCGATCGTACGCGGCCGGGGAGGGTTGATCGTCGGTGTCGGGTAGACCGAGAAGGGGATGTTCGGCACGCCCTCGGCGGACACGGCCTCAGACTCGCCCAGAGACGTCTTCGCCGGGATGACGATCCGGCTGACTTCCTTCGCCTGGCCCTTGTCATAGTTCGGGGCGCTGGTCTCATACCCCCGCCGCCGCCAGAACTCGCGTGCACGGTCGCTGAGCGCCATCTAGACCTCCCGGTGGGTCTTGCGCCAGTCGCCCCAGTCCTCCTGGGACTCGATGCGTAACGGCGATCTGGTCATCTTGTTCTCTGGCGTGCGCTTGTTGTGGATGTCCTGGGTGTACTGCCCAGTCGGGGTGACCCGGTAGACGGCGGGTTCGCCGCCGAACTTATCCACGGCCTTGCTGGCGTAGAAGTCCGCCCGGTTCTTGTCTGTGGTGAAGTACGCACTGGAGCGCATTGACACGCTGTGGACCTGGGTGTGCTCGGCGTTCGGGTCGAGGTGGTCGCCCGGGTTGTACGTGCCTAACGCGCTCGACGTGCCGTGGAAGAAGTTCTGCGAGCGGCCTACGGGGTCACCGTTGCGGTACTTCTCGCGTAACGCGGCCCGTTCCTCATCAGTCATCCTGGACCGTCCAGCTCGGGCGGACCCGCTGGCCGGTCTCGTCCTCACGATTGAAGTGCGGGCACCACGGCTGCGGTGGCATCTCGTGCACACCGTTCAGGTACCGGCAGACGTACATCGTGCCCGGGTTCTCCCGGCCCTCCTGC